TTTTTATATAAAACAAACAAACTAACTCCAAACACCAAAAGTCGGCACCCTCGTCTCACCATAAAAAGGATCATGAACACTCTTATTATGCATAAGCAAAATCTGGGGAATGGTGGGAAACTTCAAAAAATTTTCAGGAACAAGGCCTATCTTACGACAAAAAGTCAAAACAGACTTCTTCTTAGCATGCACATCACATGTAACATATGCAATATAAGCAGCCTCCCAATTCTCATCCTGTTTAGACATCTGAATAGAGGCTCGAGTAAAAAGAAACCTAGCAAAATCATAAAGATCATAATTAACACCTGAACTCTCATAAGCGAAAGCAATTGAAGATGTCAACAAATCATACATACACCGAGACTGAAGAGGACCATACACCATCTTAAAATAGGCATTATGAGACTCTCGAAAATGAATAATGTTAGGAACACCTAAATCAAGACCTGAAACATCAATAAAAATCCTCTTCAAAAAAACAACCTGACGATCATAGGCTTCACCTGATTCGAAGTCAACACGGGACAAAAAAGAAGTGCTAACTTCGACATCACGAAACTCAAAACCCAAAAAATCCACCATAAAATCAACCCAAAGCTTATGACTAACGATATGCTTCCACTTCTTCAGATAACCTATAACATGATCATCACCCGTAATACAAAGCGGGTAATCACCACTCTCAACAGCCAACCTAATCTCATCACCCAAAGAATGCGTGGCTATAACCCTAGAGATAAAAAGACACCAGCCAAGCAACACCATCCATGAATCACCATGAGACGTAATAAAACTACCTGATGGCATAACACCTACAACAGAACGCCAAACATCGCCAAAATAAGAACAAATTTTACAAGCTAAATTAACACCACAATACTTAAGAAGGTAACATAAAAAGAGATAAGAGTCAACTGGTGTACACTCCATATCAACATACCTATGTATCTCTGTAACCATCAGCCCTAGAAAAAAAGCCTTAATAGTCGTGTCCAAACCCCTAAAATCAGCATGACCCCATTCATGATCAGGGCTATCATACTTCATAGAAATGGCCAAACGCTGAGCACCGCCACCCCACATAGAACGACCTATATAAATGGCTGAAGGCCTATTTTTCGTGCCACGTTCTATTTTTTGTCTCATTTCTCCAATTATTCTATGAGTAACATGACCAAGAGTATTATCCACCCACAATAACCC